ATAGTTTCGTTTCTTAAAAACTCTTGTAAGCAAGAATTATCTTCAAACGTACCTCCAGATGCTATTACTCTTTCTCTGTAATTATCCACATCTGCTGAAGCTGTGCTAACATATTGTATTTGGTCTTGTATCTTTAATCCAGCCGTAGGTGTGAAAACATATATCTGCTCTCCTTTGTTAAAGAAAGCAACAGAGGTTGTGTTCTCATTATCTACTGGAATCCTTAAAGCATCATCATCTGATTTTAGTATTGTTGTATTTGATTGTAAGTAACCTTGTAATAGTTGTGGGTTAACACCATCTTCAAAAAAACCATAGCCATAAAAAGCTCTTAATCCTAATACATCAGTTATAACAGGGCTACCACTAGATAATGTTTCTGTTGTTCTATAATCTACATTTACTGTAGTGTTATCATATGGGTTTGCGCTTGATAATGAAGTTGGATATGTTCCGTCAAATTCTGCTGGTATATAATCTTTTATAAGCTCTGCTATCTCAAAGTTTACTTTAGCATTTATAGCTGTTGAGGTTAATGTGTATTGTGGGCTTCCTTGCCAAGATGTTTCAGCAATACCTTCGTATATTCTTATCTCTATTTGCGCAGAGGTTAAGTTGGTTGTCGTTAGGTTTACGAAGTAAGGACTTCTTACATTAATTTTTGCCATTTTCTTGTTTTGTTAATTCTATTATATCTTCTACCATTGCTTCTAATAATAATGGTTGGTATCTTTTTAAAGCGTTGTCAAAGGCTTTAGTAAAAAAGAAACTTGCTTTTATTCCTTTTTCAAATACACTTCTTGCTATTAAAAAATTTAATGTCTTTCTACTTTCAAACTTGCCTTTTTTATTTCTTGGTGCTATACCTCTTCTAATTGACCATTTGTCAAAAGCTGATGGAGGTGGCATACCTTTTAAACCAAATTTTCCTCCTTTACTTTTATATGAAAATGGAGATTCAGAATTTTGAACGTAATTTGATTTAGTACCTTTTACTCCTTTATCAACATACACCCCATACTTATCCATTATCCATTCTATAGAATAGCCGTTTGAGTTATTAATTTCTTTATACTTAATACTGTTATATAAATCTTTACTAGCATTCTCTTTACCTTTGGTTAGATTGCTTCTAGCTTGTTGCACTACATACTTACCCATAGCTTGTAGTTCAGCCTTTAGATTATTTAGCATATAGTCATATCATTAGGAACTAACACATTAAAAGTTGCAGTAACTCCAGCTAGTTTATTTTCAAATCTGTCTACAAAAAACTCTAGTTGTGGATTACCTTCTAGCTGGTATTTTTCTACATATAAATCTCCTCTAAGTAATAACTCTAGCAATCTATTTGCTACAGCCATTTGAGTGTTAAGTACATCCTGTTCATTACTTGTGCCTCTAAAATCTGCTGGTATGCCTTCTGGAAAAGTTTTACTCTCATCTACTATATCCATGCATAAAACAGATACTTGAAAATTCCATACATTGCCTTGCATAGTAGCACCAGAAACCATTACATGACTTAATGGAAATATAGTTTGCTTATTTAAGTCAACTTCAAATATGTCTCCGTAGGTTACTGTATTTACAAAAGCATCTAATTGTAGTGTATCTCTTAACTTGTTTGTTAAATTGTAAAATCCTTGCATATTATTTTATTTTATTTTTAATCATATTTGCCTCTAGTTCTGCTTTCTCTTTCTCAAAAGCTAAATACATTAAGCATTGATGAAGGGGTAGTTTTGTAACTTCTGTAAATCTTGTAATGTTTCCTTGAGCGAGACTATATAATTCGCTATAGCTTCCCCACTTGCGAGCGAAACCGCTCCTTGCATCTGTTCCTTCTGTAATTCCGTTTCCAAATAATTCGGTATAGAGTTCAGCAAGGCGTTTGTTAAATTCCAAAAAAAAACTATCGATCCAAGTACTAGATCAAGTGGCATGTTTTTCATCATCTCACTATATTTATGACTTCCTTCATATTCTTCTATTAAATACTTAGAGCCTTGTTTTTGTGTGATTGGTCTAAATAGCACAGCCATTGCTTTATGCATATTTCCCCAATCGCCTATATAAGCTGAAACATCTTTATTTTCCCCATAGGTTATATTATCAAGGTTTGGAATGAAACCGTATAAAACACCCTTCATTTTAAACTGAGGAATAAACTTTGTTTTATCTTTAAATAGATTGTTTATAATTTCAAGTAGATTATCTACATCTTTATTTTTTATCTTTCCTAATTTTTTTGTGTTAATGTTAAGGATGCATTTAAGCAAATCATCATTGCTAGGATTTTCTTTAAGCATTAACTCTTGATAGCCTTTTAACTTTACTTGATTTAGTGAGTCAGGAACAGTTACTTCTACTTGCATATACTTCTTTTTTATATAACACAAAAAGAGCCATGTTGTATAACACAGCCCTTTTCTAACTAAAACAAAACAAAATAATATTTATATTAAATCGAAATCTCCATTTTTATAATCTTCATAATCTTCAGAAAACTTTTGATTCATAATCTTCTTTCCTTTTTTTAAAGTATGAAATATATTAACCGAGCTTATCTCTGTTTCTTTAGCCATCCCACGAATGCTTAAAGGAGTATCCCTATA